ATGTCATCATCAAACTCATTCTTTACATTACCACTAGCTTTTGGTGCTGCTTTCTCCATTATCTTGCAAACAGAACCAAATCTATCCATGACTACTTGACCAGCAGTAATTTCTTGGCCATCTTTATTGGTGTAAGTATTGTAAGTTTGCTTACCCTCTATGTAAAGTAAAGTACCAGCTTTACCTTTATCATCAAGTTGTTTGCCTACAAAATCATTAAAGCATGTGATGTTATGCCATGTTGTTTCTTCTTCACCTTTGTTTGAGATCCATTCGTTAGTAGCAATACTAAACTTCCAGTACTTGTTACCTGCTTTTGATTCCATAGCTTCGACATCTCTACCTAGTCTACCTATTAAAGTTATTTTGTTATACATTATATACTCCTTGTGTAATTTGATTTGATTAATTCATACTTGGTTTTAGCTTCTTGATACAGTTCTGGATTTTCTTTTTTGGCTATAATCATAGCGCCTGCATACTTTTTAACTATACTGTTAAACTCAGTATATGATTGTGTATGATTCATCTCAGTTATAAACATTTGTATAGTAGGTTCAGCAGAAATTATTTTTTTCTCTGCTGTTTTAGGTTTGTTTGATGGTGCTTTGTCATCTATCTCATTCTCTGAGTAGACAAAGCCATGTAAGTTAGCAAGTTTTAAGATACATCTATCTACTGCTCTTTTCTCTGCCATTGCATATGGATAGGCGTTCTTGTTATTCTTAGGACTACACTCGCCATAGGATATAACTTGTCTATCTTTGATAGAGGCTACACATTTCATGCTGACTATCCCATCTTTTGCATTAGCTTCTATAACATCTAGGCTATCTATACTTACATTAAGTTTAGCTCCTATGATTTCTATATACTTATGTAATACAACAGGTGTGCCATGACAATCCCATGTGGCTTCACTACTATTAATTTTTAAATCTTTAAATATTTTGGCAGCTTCGTCAGGTATATTCATCTTACTCATATAATCTCCATGCAGTATTATCTGCGGTTGGCTCTTTATCATTTACCACCATATCCCAAAATCTTTCTTGTTTAAAACTTAGGATAGCTTGGTACTCTTGGTGTGATGGGATAGCACAGTACTCCCATCGTGCATTACCAAACAAGACTGATAGATAACAGACATCAAGTTTTGCCATCATCAAGTAGTGTTGGATCTGTGCATAGTATCTAACCTTTACATGCTCTAACTTATTGTAATGGTTAGTGTGCTTACACTCTATGATAGCTTGTTCTTCTGGACACCAGCCATCAAAGTGTGCCATTCTAAAATCTTCTTTGATATATTCTTTTGGGTAAGGCTCAGTATGTATACCAGTCTGTTTGCTAAACCATTGTAGATTAAAGTCCTCTGTCAATGTGCCTATCTGTACTGGCAACACATCTGATAAATCAACTCCAGGTTTGCGTAAAGTTTTTAACTCCCATAACTCATGTATTGGTGCAACATTTGTTTGCATTAATACATGTGAATCAGATCCACCTAGACCTTTATGTCTATCAATATCTATATATTTGACTACACTCATGTTCTATATTTTACCTTGTGTTTGTTCTAATTGTAAAGCCCAAGATCCAGCATTTTTAAGGTTTTCTAAAAAGTTAAATGCTTTCATATATTCATCATCAAGATATGATACAAAGTCTACTGGCATAGGTAGTCTAGGGTATTTGTAAGTAGCACATATATGTAATGTTACATAAGGAAATAATCCAGCAGGATATTTTTTAAGCAACTCCCAATATGTTTTGAGGCCTAGCTCATTGGGTGCTGAACAACTAAAGGTTGAGCAGATAGTCTCTAACATTATCTGAACATCTTCTATTCTACATGGCTCAAGTTTATCTTCACATGCTGCAACAGCCACAGTAAAATCACTCGTCTTTACTCTTTCTTTCAAGAAACTTACTCGATACATTTGACATATCAAGGATTCGTTCACGTCGTTCTCGAACAAAGGTGGGCGAAGTCTTATCATATGTTGCACGTGTTCTATCTGACTCTGATCTAAACTCGACTGACCTTCGTACCCAAAGTTTAAACATGCTTTGCCAGCATTTTGCTGTCCTTCCTTTTGCGGTGTAATAATCGATGAACTTTTCTTTTTCTCTGTCATAATTTATATCCTGTTGTTGAGTCCAGGCTATCACATCTTCTGATGCTTCAAAGTCTATTGGACATTGTGATTCTAATTGTTGTAAACCAAGCTCTAATTCTAGTGCATTGCACCATGCCAATAAGTTCATAGCATTTGGACATTTTTGCATGCGTTCCCAGCTACCTACTGAACTATCAGCTACACCAATCATTTGTGATACTGTCATTGTATCTACTTTGTATTTTTTTCTTTTGGCTATCAAAGCAAAAACCAATTCCTTGTATGTCATTGTACTATCACCACATACCAAGCAATGCCTAATAATATAAATGTTATATACCAACCAATATTTTCTTTCATTTTTGTCCACTCCAATGATATACAGTAAATCTAGTACCATCTTTATTTGTTTTCCATACGCTAGTAATATCCCAACCAGCATTTCTTAACTTCCAAATAATATCCGATAATCTTGTTGCTCTATATTTTTCTATTGCTTCCCAGCTTGTTATCTTTCCTTTTTTAATCAAATGTTTTTGTACTAAGCTATACTTGTTTACCTTGCGTATTTTTCCTGTACCTTTCATAGTTTTGCCCTCGATAGTTTGTTATTCATAGCCCTGCCAAAATAAAAAGTCTATAATAATTTCTATAAATCCTAGTATTATCAATGCAATTAGTATTGGCAAGAGAATCCACATAAGAAATAATTTTATAGAATTACAAAAATTATTTAGCATATTGTTCTAACTCATGTTCAATAATTTTTAGTGCGACTGCATCAAGATGCACATCTTTTTCTACATCATTCATATCATCAAGCATATCTTTATTAAATGTTATACCAATAGTTGACATGCTTTCTAGTGTAGTAATGATTTCTTTATATCTATCCATCCATTTATCTTCGTTATATTCAAATGCTTTACCTATTATTTCAGACATTGCGTTCTCCTGTGCGTAAAGAAGTCATATACCTTTCAGCCAAAAGCATAGCTGTTCGATGTATAACTTCCATGAATGTTGATGTTCTTACAAAATCTGGCTGCTTAGTTTTCATTAGCCGATTATAATATTTCATATAAGCGTTATGTTTTCGTTCTTTATATCTGCGTTGCCATGCTTCCATTAGTCCTCCTCGATTGTTTTTTCAACTACAAATTTACTACCATGATTATTTATATATTCTTTTAATACTTCTGATTCTACCTCTGACATATTAATATCAATTCGCAACACATGATCTGACAATATATGCGTTACTTCCATATCGTCTGCACAATTAGCAGATAATAGTTTGGGCGCTGAATCTACAAACTCATGTATACCCCATGCTGTATCTTCTGCTTCTCTTTTTTCTTGATTAAGTTCTGCTTCCTGCTGGTCTTGCCTGTCCATGTATCTATCTAGGTCTTGTGTTACTGAATCATTCATGACTACACCTCTCTGTTTATGATTTAACTGCGACAGCAAATAAAAATATCAATGCTATCAATAATAATATTTGTTCCATACCACCCATGTTAGTGTATAGCCTGGACAATAGCAGGAACTAATACAAAATAATGTGCGGCTAACAATACTCCTAATACCATAATGTTTCTCCAAGTTGTGATTAATAAAGGGCGGTACTACGACATGAAGCGTAAAGGGTGTAAACCATATTACCGTCGTACCTTTTTGCCAGTCTTGTAGTACCTATACCTAGTAGGATTCAAACCTACGCTCAGTAATTCTTGCTTTTTGTTTGTAGTCCAGACTCAATAGAGCTGTTTTAACTTTACATCAATAATGGTGTAGTGTTTGACTACTAGGAGAAAGCTAACTCCTACCTAATGAAAACCTTGTCTTGCAATGATGTAACTGTTCTATTTAATTTATATTATCTGTTCTACTTTGTCAATAATTATTTGTGCCTTTTTCATCAGGAAGGCTAACCTGTAGAGGAATTTATCCTTTAATACATGAATCCATATTTAAGCTATCCATAATTAGATTAAATAATTTTGGCTCGTCTTTGCATCTTGCCTTTAATTCTGCTTGAAATGCTTCAGAAACGCACAGTAGATGCTCTCTTGGTATGCTTTCAACAGCAACATTAAGACAATGCTTGTGGTTATGTATATGCAACTTCTTTTGCTGTACTGCATAATCAATTAATAAATCAATCAATAATTCATTTTGTTTTTGTTTATTCATTACTTTATCCTCGCTATGCGTTTAAATATTTCTTCTTCATCATTTTTAGAAATATATTCCCATAATATTTCTTTAACTTTCTCATGATAATTAGATTGTTCTTGATAATTAGTAATTGTTGTTTTATATTCTTCATTCATAATTACACCTCCTCTGCTTTATCTATATGGGATTCAATAAAACTGGTAAATTTATCTCTATCAAAATTGCTGTTAGCGTTTT